ATCGAGGGGCCGGGACATCGAGGGGCCGGGACATCGAGGGGCCGGGACATCGAGGGGCCGGGACATCGAGGGGCCGGGGTTCGGGACCGGAACCGGGCACCATTGCCCGCCATACGTTACACGCTAGACAGGAGGCGCGGCCCCCGCGCCCCGATTCACTGATAAGAACGAATCGAGCGCCAGGATCTGCGGCCGGTGCGCGCAACCCGGTCGCGACAAGAAAAACGCCCGCCTGGATATCCAGACGGGCGCGAGTCAAAAGTCTATCTTTCGGGGTTTTACGTTTCCAGACTGCGGCGCTTTTCTAATTCGCGCACAACGGCCAAGGTAAAGAAGTTGTCCATTTTCATGTTCTTTACCGTCGCAATAGTACGATCAATATCACGCTCGCATAATGGTAACGCCACGTCTGCGAATAAAATCGGATCATCAATGAATTGCATAATTTGACTCCTATCAATAGTTAAGCTTCGCACATAATATGGGATTAAACCCATAACGCAACCGAAAAAGAAAAGCGCCCGCCAGGATCCCCGGCGGGCGCGATTCGATGGTATCGAGTGTCAGATTAAGCGGCTAGCAAGTCACACGCCACCCGTTGTGCTTTGGCCTTTATTTTGCCACCCGTGCCATCCCCCAGTAAATTACTAGCAAGAGCATGATCAATACCGCGATTCTTCACGGGTTGATGATCGGCCATCCAGGTCACAGTATTGAAGGCCCCCCACAACGTGCCGCGAGTCGATTCCATGTCATGGCCTGGATTGATGGTTTTCACGGGAGCGCTTACAACGTCAGCAGGCAAACCCGACGCAACGTTACGGCCAATATCCTTAAGCCTATCATCGACATAGGCCACAACGTCAGCAGTGTTTTCCTGGCCGATTGCTACAAACTCCTGGCCTTTATGTGCGGCCACTGCTTTCCGAACGGCCACGCTATCACGTAGCGTAACCCCATTTTCGATTTTCTGACGGCCCCCCAGCACGCGCCGGAAAAACTCAAGCGCCTCAGAATCAGACAAAGCGCGGGTTGCCATAGCCTGAGCTATTTCTGCAAAAGTGCCGAATTCGGATGCGTTAAGCGCAATGGCCGCTTCAATCACTTCAGGGTCGAATTCGACTCTATGATCATGGACAACAATACCAGCCTTTTCCCCCGTGGCCGCCCGGATTGTATTGTCGCAAACCGCGCGTGTATTGCAGCCAATGAACTTGTTAGACTCAATGCCAATATGAGAGACGGTAGAAAGTAAACGACTCACCAACTTGTCATTACCGGGCAACGTAAAGGATTTATTGGTTTCCAACTGAATAAAAACCTTTGCACCCCCGAACAACGCCCCCGCCGTGATGATTTCAAAACCGTGCTTTTGTTCAATCATTTCAGCCAAATCTAACAAGCTTTCGTTTTGCACGGGTTTCCAGTTTCCCGCAACAAAGCGGCCAAAGATTTGCTTGGGATTATCAACGCGGCTTATATGGTTAGAGTCCGGAATCTTGGTACCGTCCGAAAAATAGTTAGGAACAACTTGGACCTGATAATCCAGGCAAGCGGCTTGCATAATTTCAGCAGGACTCGCGCCCGGCGCAAACGTCTGCGGGTTTGTTTCCCTATGGTGCCAAGGTAAATCATCCCCGGCGCGGTAGGCCATTGCAAAACGACCTTCCTCAGTTTGCATAATTTCATGTGCCATTTTTTTGACTCCTAAAAACGCGGCAAAATTACCGCCCGCCATTTATACGGGTTTAGTCTCATATACACAAGGTTTATTTTAAAGAGCCACGAGTCACGCGGCGCGGCGGCGCGTATCCATTAAACCATGATCGGCTATTACAATGTTCCTGGCCGCTATCGTCGCACCTTGACACAAACCGCAATTGTCGCATTGCGTGCGACGCTTTCCTTCACGACTAGCAGGACATATAGACTCAACGTCTAACGTCGGCGCGTCGTGTTTACGAACCCGAAACGTTCGCCATCCCTTGGCGCTTGCGCTTGCCACGTCAGACGCGGAGTCGGCGCTTGCCATACATAAGTTTTTTAAACCCGAACCAATGCGCCGCCGCCATTGATGGGTGTAACCCGTTCGATTCTTTACATGCCGCGTTGCTGTTTTCCAGAGGCGCGAGGGTATCGCCGCCGGGTCTCCATACGAACCAATGCGAAAAGATAAACCCTCAAATAATTTCGCCAATAACTTGGCGTCAAAATCGACGCCAGGGACGGCATACCGCCCGCGCTGATAGGCGTTGAAAACCGAAAGCGGTGCCTGATAGACGCGGACGAAACAACGAGTCGGGCCTTTGTGAATCGGCCTTAGTTTACAATCCCCGCAGACACTGGAATCGTCGCCGGTTTTCAATGCAAGGTGCGGCGCGATATCCCGGCGCAATATAAAGGTTTGCACCATTGCGCCGGTTTTTTCGTTTTCACTTGCCTGAGTGATTCTACAGGCTATTGCAACAACGGGCTTGCCATCGATGCGAGACGGTCCCTCATATAAAACGACACCGCGAAAACGATCCCGTTTCAACGCGGTTTTTAGATCCTGCACAGTTTTAAGCATTGGCTGACTCCCTTTAAGGTAGCGAACGCGAAACAATGTTAACCTCTCCCAAAATAACTTTTATCCATAAACGCAAACGGTCCCGTTGCATCGGTATCAGTTCTTTTCCCTGCAAACGCTCCAATTCAATTTTTAACTTTTCAAAATTCATTGAACCGTCACGGATCTTTTCGCCGCCGTCCGTTATTTCATAAGATTCCGCGTTTATTTCATCCGAAGAAAAATATTTAAGCATTGGCTGACTCCCGTTTTTAAACCTAGCCTATTGTATGGGATAAATCCTAGGATAACAAGCAAAAAAAGACTCCCGCCATATAGACGGGAGTCAAGTTTGTACCAGGGAGTCAACTGTTATGAATGCGTGTAGCCGTCTTTTTCAATTCCAAGCCAGATGCCGCAAAACGGAACTAAAATATAATCAAACCCTTGTTCCACTGTGCGCCGAAATTTCATATACGTTTCAGGTTTATTCCAACCCCTATCGTAAACTTCTTTAAGCGCGACACGTTGTTCTCTGGTTAAAACTCTCACGTCGAATCCTCCCGGTCTTTTTCCTCCAACCACAATGCCAGCCGTTCCAAAACACGGCTTAGATAGTCAACGAGCCAATCCATCACGCTAAACCCCTCGCTTTATACATCGCGTCGCGATGCGAACCAGTAAAATAATCTAATACGGTATAGAGAGGCGAACCCCAAGCTACATCGCCGTAGTCACGCCACGCTTTCAACGTGCCATCGTTAAATTTTAAAAGCACCCAAGTCTTTTCCATCACGCTGACTCCTTTTTAATGTGTAGGACTTCTCTTATATATCATCCAACGGGCAAATCAAGCGGAAAAATTCATCCCAGTGAATCGGCTCTTCAAAAACAGCCAAAGGCGGTACGGTAGAAAACTTATCCATGCGAAGGTCAACAGCACGGGAAGCAGGAAAAATACTAATAGCCAGAGAAGGCTCGCGAACGACAACAAAAGCACGGCCATGGGCATGCCGACTAAGCCACGCACATTGATGGGGGGAGAGATCGACTTTAGAAGCGCGACGCTTGACGACCTTAAGTTCGACAAAGCTAAACGCCCCACGCTCATCACATAGCAATACGTCAGGGACTCCTGGCGTGGCCCAGCTTTCAAGGCGCGTTGTTTCAATTTTTCTTTCCGTTTTTCTTAGACCGTCTTTTATTACTCTCCACAACCCCGCTTCCCGGTTCAATGCCGTCGTTGGAATCTTGTTCTTCGACTTCGACGGCTTTGAGTTCGAGAGTTGGTTCAAAATCTGATCGAATTCTTTCAAGCTCTTTCTCCACATCTTCCCGGCTCATCTGATCAATGCTGCCGTGCCTTACTTCTGATTTGCTAACATAGATGTCGCCTTGGGCCTGACCCCTACGGTACTCCGCTTGCACGGCGGCGCTATATGCTCCGTTTTCCATGGCCTTGTCACGGATGATCTGAAGATCGCGTATATGGCGTTTATACTGGACGCCGTACTTCTCATCCAATTCCGACCTGTATCGTTTGATTTCAGCAACCACATGCGGACAATGACGCTCATTGGTTAGTTCATAAGCCCTCGTATGGGCGCTGGCGGGGGGATAGCCCGCACGTATTGCAGCTTCCCTCATCGTCATTAGTCCATCGTTTGAAACGAACTCTTTAACGAATTTTTCTTGCCTCCGCGTCAGCTTTTTGTGACGTTTTCTCTGTCCCACCACTTGATTTTCCATGTTTTCAAAAAACCCTTCAAAACACCAATTTATTGTTTGTTTTCAACGCTGTCCCGCCTCTGTCCCACAAACTCGACCTAAAAGTTAACAAAAAAAATCGCGTTTTAGTTAATTTTCGGTAGTGGAACACGAAAACGGAAAAAAACAAACTGAAATTAACTAAAAATCGTCCCATAAGCGATATTATGTGCATCAGGCCATGGGACACCAAAACGATCTCCAAAGCATTGGTATATAAGGCAATATTGACTCCGTCCCACCCGTCCCACCAATCCCGCTCTTTGAATCGAGAAAATAAAAAAGTCATATTTATATTTTTGGCTATATAGTGGGACGGGTGGGACATCTATTTGAAAACCTTTTGGGCGAACCCGTGGCCGTGTGGATAACTTTTGGAACGAATCGGGAACGCTAAAGGCCCGCCTCGTCGGCGGCGCGTTCGTCGGGTCCGTAGGCTTCCTCCTCAGAGGTGCTCTCTTCGTCGCACGTGGAGCAGTAATACTGTGGCACGTAATTAAGCTCGTAGACGAATTCTCGCGTACCGCCGCATTTGGGGCATTTCTTATCGGCTGACATAGAATATGTGACCTCCTATTCTTTTGCAGGGCCGGAAGCGCCGCGCCCAAGTGGGTTGGACCGTGGTGGAATGATAGTGCGTGGCGTTTTCCAATCCCTGTAGCGTCAGGTGGCTGTCCAGGACTATCCTGGCTAGGGACAGGGCCGTGGTCCATGCTTCGGGGTCAGTGGGGATTTCGGGTTTGCCGTCACAGTAAAACGTGAACTGGCATTGCCATTTGTAAAGCCTGCCGTCGCTGAGACGGCCTTGGCGGACCACGCCGCAGACGGTGGAAGGGTAGCCGTGGTGCTTCACTCTATTGCGGATGACCACGCCAACCGCCAGCATGCCCAGGACGCCTTGGGACCGTGCTTCAAAGTACATGGCTTGGGCCATGCACGTCTGGGC